CAGACAATCCCCTTCGACGATCTCCCAGATCATGGCTTGACCGCCTCCCGCAATGCGTCCACGTCCCCCACGCCCCGGTCCTTGATCCACGCCTCCAGGTGGGCAACGTCCACGGGCTTGCACCACACACGACGCCCCCCCACCCGGAACGACCTACGGCCCTGGACCCCGGACGGGGCCAGCGTACCCAACGCCGTCCCCACGGCCCTCGTGTCGGGCCGCTCGCGTTCGTGGGCCAGGTAATGATCCCAGCCCTGGACAATGGCGTCCGAGGCCACCCACAACCCCCCGACCTCCCGCCGGACGTGGCCGGGTAAATGGTTCTCGAGCTTCTGAGGGTCTTGGAGGTAACGAACCAGGAACTCGCACACCAACGAGGTCCAACGCGAACCCCCGAGCAAGAGCCGGTGCATGGCCGAGACGTCCCCCTCCACCCAGAACCGTCCCCCCGGCTCCACGGGCCGCTCCGTCCACAACCACAGGACGTGTCGTGCGATCTCGTCGCCCTGTACCAGCTGGGCCCGGACGTCCGGACCCAGGCCGGCCAGGTAGTCCGATGCGGCCGGCGACACGGCGACGTGCAAAAACCGTTGTGCCACGGCCTCGAGGTCCTCCCTCGTCACGATCTCTGTAGAGTCCAACAGGAGATCGTTGTTCGCGGCCAGGATCAACCGAAGAGCTCCACGGAGCTGGGCCGGGGCCCGGTACTTTCGGGAAAGCGTGCGGGAGTGTACGGACACCATCGTACGGAGCGCGGCCGTTGTCGCCTTGCCCCGCCACGTCCGCGGGAGGCCCTCGTCCCCCAGGACCACAGGGCACAGGGCCGCGAGGTCCTCGTTGAAATCCCCCAAGATCCGCTCCAGCTCCACAGGTGGGCCCTCGGTCCACAGACGAGCCAGACCCATAGCAAGGAGCGTCTTACCGGCCCCCCTTGCCCCCGACAGGTACAGAGCACACAGGAGTCGGGAACAGTCGGGAGCACAGGCGAGCCAATCCAGGAGCCTCGACAGGGCGTCCTCGTCGGCGTCCACGAGGGAGGACAACCAACCCTCGACCACCGGGGACCTCGTGGGCGTGAGGTCTCGCAAAGGCCTTACAGCCTCCCGCATGGTCGCAGTAGCAGGATCGAAAGAGGACCGTTGCACAGTGAGATCAGCGACCACTTCCGCGGCCACGCTCCCATGGCCCCGGAGGATCTCGGGGACTGCTTTGGCTTGCCAACCCCCCTTTTCGGTGGGTCGGTACAGATCCACCGGGGCCCTCGCGAGGAGGGTAACGATCGCCGTGGACGCCTCGTCCTTGCTAAATGGACCTAGATATCCTTCAGGCCCCAGGACGTAGATCGTCGAATCTTTCTGGACGAGCCAGCGGCGGGGGAGGTCCTGGGCCGACCATCCCTGGATCTTTGCGATCTCGTGGAGGTCCTCGGAGGTCCAAGGGGACTCGCCCTCGTGGAGCTGGGAACGCCTGGCCCTCTCGCGACGAGCCTGCCGCAACTTCGCCACGCCCCCCTCGTATGCTTTCCGTGCGGCCGAGGGCTGCGGCCCGTCCTCGCCAGCGGCGGCCAGCGAGGGAGCCAAGACCGCCTCGAGGACGCCCACGGGGAGGTCCGGGTAGGCGTCCGCGATCCACCAAGTGACGTCTCGCATGGCCCGGTGACGATCCCCCGCCTCCGCGATAGGCTCCCCCTGGAGGACCCGCCGGGCCACTTCTTTGATCGGCTCCGTCGCTGGGATCCGAGCCAGACGAGCCCGGAGCCTGGCCGCCGTCGAAGCCACGACCACGTCCGAAACCCCCTCTGGGGTCGGCTCGTAGGCCACGGCGTTGGACAGGTCGAGGAGGCTCCCGGGGTTGTGCAGGGTCCACGACTCGGCCCCCGGATAGGTCGAGGGGAAGTAATGCAAACGGGAGGCGTCCTTGGTCTGGGGATCGTTCCAACCCCCTATCAGAGCATTGACGGCCGCCCAGGCCGCCGGCCAACTCGAGGCCGGGACCGGGGACGCCAGGGGCAGGAGGACACGGATCCTATTCCCGCCCCCCTTGGCCGGCGCTTTGTGGGCGTGTGTCGTCCAAGCGAACCACTCGAGTGAAGCGAGGGGGCCCCGGAGGATTTTCAAGACCGCATCGTCCGTCAGATCGCCCAGCGTTTCGTGATCCTCCAGGTCCAGGATCGCGGCCGTCAAAAACGCCACACCAGACAGGGATCGGGAGGCCCCCGGGTGGAGCGTCCCGGCCAACATCGCGGGGCCGTTTTTGGCCCTGTCCAGCGACTCCTTAGATTGCCCGTCGGACTCGGATCCGCGGACGTCGTGGGCTGAGAGGATTTGGATCCACTCGCTCCACTTCAAGGTTTTCACGGATCCGGACGTGTCGAAAGCGTCCCGGAAAAGGCAAAGCGACAGATCGAAATCCAAAATATCTCCTTTGAGAGTGTCCGAATTTGTACCACGATCGCGTTTTTGCGACAAGTTTTTCAATCCGCACGAAACAGTTTGGATCCACTTTCGGACCTAAGTAGCTGAAACTCCCCAAAACAGGTGGATCCAAACCCCCTTTTATCTACTACTATAGGGTCGGGGGAGAGAACAGTTTGCACACACTGTAGGTAATTCAATCTCTCCCCCAACCCATTATATCCACAGTAAAGGATGTGACTGGATCCACTTTCTCGGATCTTCGCGTTATCATTTCGGAAAAGGTGGATCCAAACGCCGAATTTGCAATGGATCCGTGGATCCATTATACTGCTGAACAGGAAAGGAGGCCGTTGTGTCTCTCAAAAGATCTGACCTCCCCGGCCGGCCGTATTTGTTCCCGGATCGTGGGGTCGCCCTGTTCGTCCTCGCGTGCTTTTGGTGCGGGTGCCCGGACCATTACCGGACGCCCTTGTCCAATTCGGGTTTCTGGGACGTCAAAGTCCGGCGCAATCGTCGCCAGCTCGAGGCCGATCAGGCTCATGTCCGTGGACTTGGTTGGACCGTTGTGGTAGCGTGGGAACACGAAGCGGGAGAGACGGCTCGGACAATCTCGGAATCGGAAACGCGGGCCTGGTCTCTCCCGTACCGTTTGGCCGGGTAGCCTATGAACGCAAAACAGAAAGCATTCGTCCGGGAATACGTCAAGGATTTCAACGCCACACAGGCCGCGATCCGTGCGGGCTACTCCAAGAAAACGGCTGGTGTTCAAAGCCACGAGCTCCTCAAGAAACCTGAGATCAAAGCTGCAATCGAGGCCAAACAGGCCAAAGCCGAGGATCGGGCCGCGATCACCGTGGACGAAATTGTGGCTCGTCTCGCGGGGATAGCCCGAGCCGGGCTGGGTGATATCCTCGATTGGGACGAGGAGACGGCGACGTTGATCGCCAAGGCGGACATGGGCCCCGAGGCCCTGGCCGCGGTCAAGACGATCAAGCAAACCGTCGTGGAGGTTGAATCCAATTCGGACGACACTGTCCGGATATCTCGAAACACGTCCGCATCCATGCACGATCCGATCAAGGCCATGGAACTCCTGGGCCGCTACCTCGGGGCGTTCACGGAGAAACACGAGATCTCTGGCAAGCTGTCCTTGGTCGACGCGATCCGGGGCGTCTCGGATTCGGACGGGGAGTGACGCCCACCAACACCGAGATCCGGGCCGCCCGGGACACCTGGCGCCGAGACCCAGTCCGATTTTTTCGGGAGGTCCTCGGGGATAAGCCCGAGCCACACCAGATCCAGATCATCGAGGCTGTCCGGGACCACCGGGAGACGTCCGTAGCATCCTGCCACGGCCCCGGGAAGGACTGGACGGCCGGCCGCTTGGCCTTGTGGTTCGCCGTGTGTTATCCCCCCGCCTGGGTCATTACGACGGCCCCCTCGGCTCGCCAGGTCGAGGACATCCTGTGGAAGGAAATCCGGATCGCCCACCGGGACGCCCTCGTGGATCTCGGTGGCGAGTTCCTGCCCAAAGCTCCCGAATTGTCCTGGAGCGTCGACCACAAGATGATCGGGTTCAAGGCCTCGGACTACGACGAGGACCGCTGGCAGGGTCGCCACGAGCGAAACATACTCGTGATCCTAGACGAGGCCTCGGGCATATCCCAGGCCGTGGAGAACGGCTTGGCTGGTTGTCTCACGAGCTCCAACGCCAAACTTGTCCGGATTGGGAACCCCCTGGACGCCGCGTCGCCGTTCGGTAGGTCGTTCAAGGACCCAGAGTGCAAGAAGATACGGATATCCGCTTTTGACACGTCCAACTTCCTCCAGCTTGGGATAGGCCGTGAGCAGATCCAGGACGGCTCGTGGAGAGACATCGAGGCCGACTGGATCGCGACCCATGGAAAGCTCCCCAACGACAAGCTCGTGACGCCTTGGTGGGTGGCGAAGTATTCGGCCAAATGGGGTTGGGATTCGCCCTTGACCGTGGCCAAGATCCTGGGCCGGTTCCCGGACTCGTCGGACGACGTTTTGGTGCCCCTGTCGTGGTACGAACAGGCCAAGGAGCGGACGATCGATGCGTTGCCCACAGACCCCCTCGTCCTGGGCTTGGATGTGGCGGACAGGGGCACGGCCTTCTCGTCCTGCTACAGGCGTCACGGTGGTTTCCTCCGCCGTCTGTGGCGGAAAAACGGGGCACTAACCCCGGAGATCGTCGGGCGGGTCCTCCAGGAGCAACGGGACGGTTCTGTGTGGGCCGCCAGGGACGGCGTGACCTACTCGGACGCCTCGGACAAGACCGCTGGTGAGATCGTCCCCACGGCCGCCGTGGATGCCGTGGGCGTCGGAGCTGGCGTCTACAACATGCTCGAGGAGGCCGGGGCCCCGTGTGCGCGCATGATGGCCGGGGCGTCTCCACGGGACAAAGAGCGTTTTCCCTCGGCCTCGGCGGAGTGGGCGTGGTCGTTCCGGGAGAGGTTCAGGCCGGACGTTGCAGCGATCGACGTAGATCCGGCGGACGAGGAGCTGGAGGCCCAGGCGACGAGCCGACGTTGGGCCCCCGATTCTCGCGGCCGGGTCAAGCTCGAGTCCAAGGACGAAATGGCGAAGAGGGGCATACCCTCCCCAGATGATTTGGACGCTGCTATACTGGCCTTTGCGACCAACGGGGAGACCGGGCTCGGGTTCGGTGCGTCCGCTGGGTTCGGGTTGAAGGATTTACTCGTGACGAGGGGAGCGGATTTCGGGCTATGAGCGCACTAACCACAGACGTCAAGAGCAAGACCCACGCGATTCAGAACGGCGTGGACGTGAACAACCCCGAGGAGTGGCCCAAATGCCGGGAATGTAAAACCCCGATCGATGGAATGGCTGTGTTCCGCACGTCGAAGGGCTACCGGTTCGTGTTCCGTTGCCATGGCGACGAACGGCGGGAGGTCGTGACGTACACCTACCACGAGGCCATGGCCGACCGTGACCAGGAAATGTGTTTTGGGCCGGGGTTCGTCGAGGGCGAGCCCATGGTTCAGTGGCGCAAGGTGGGCCGGATCCGTGTGTACCAGTCGGGGACGCTCCACTAATGTGTTTCGACCTCCAGGCCTTCGCCAAGGCGTTGCCCGGGGAGCCGGGGCCGACGGGGTCCGAGGTCCGGGACGCCAGGCGACGTCAACACAGGCTCAAAGTTGAGAATGAGGCCAGGCCCCTATCCGTGCAGATTGAGCGGATCCTCCGCCGTATCGCGGAGCGGGAGGCGTCCCAGGCGATCCGTGACCTGGGGATCGTCGAGGTCGCCAAGATCATCCCGGCGGACCTCGAGGACCTCCGCAACGTCCTCGAGAACTTCGGCGGGGCCAGGTTGGCCGACTCCACGATCCAGATGGCCCGGCGCCTGGGCGTAGACCCAGACGAGCTCGGGGGCGTCCGTCGGATCCGCCAAGAGGCCGAGATCGACTTGGCCGGCCAGATCGACGTGATCCTGGCCGAGTTCGAGACGGGAACCCAGCTCGAGATCTCAAACATTGTTCGGGAGATCATCGAGCAGGCACAGAGCGAGTTCCCCCGGCCGACCCAGACGGAGATCGCGTCCAGGATCCGGGAGGCCGCGGGGCGGGTCGCGATCCTCTCCCCGACGAGGGCCGAGGACATCTCCCGCCGCTACACAACCGGCGTGGAGAACGCGGGGATAGACGCGGCCTATCGGGAGGCGGGGATCGTCAAGATCGAGTGGGTTTCGATCCTGTCCATTTCGGCGATCGGCAACCCTCCGCGTTGGTGGCACAGGGAAATGGACGGGGAGACCACGGCCGTGGGCGTCCCGTTCAAGGTGCCGAACCCCCAGGGGGGCGTGGATTTGATGCGATACCCGGGAGACCCCAGGGCCCCGGGCGAACAGACCCGGTATTGTCGTTGCACGACATCGCCGGTCAAATAGGGAAGGGGTCGAAGTGGGCGAACGAGATCGACGTGAGCGAACCGAAAAACTTCACGAGCGTTACGAGCAGACCGAGGGCCGGATGTTGGACGCCGTGGACGATCTTTTGAAGCGGGCCCGCAGGGTCGCCAGCCAGGAGACGAACCCGGACGCGGCCAAGATCGCGGGACGGTTCGTGGACATTGCCCGGCGTCTATACGTGACGGCGGGAACGACCCAGACGGGTACGTAGGAGGCAAACGCCGTGCCAAGAGAACAACGAACTATGTTTGACGAATTGGGGGCAACCGGCCTCAGGAACACGGCGGGGGGCCGTGGCCGTGGGTCTGTGGACGACGAGTGGAACCCGAGGCTCAAGGGCAAGAAGCGGTACAAATACCAGCGAGAGATCCTCGACACGTCGCCGATCGTTGGGGGTATGCGAGAGTACATCGAAACCCTCATGTCTCGGCCCGAGACCGAGACCGAGCCGAACCCCGAGGGGATGAAAGTCTCCCCGTCGGTCACGCTCGAGGCCGCGGATTACCTGGACTCCGTGCGGGACGATATGGCCCACACCTGGCGGGCCATGCTCCACGACTGTTTCACGGCGATTTGGCATGGCCACGCGGAGCTGGAGATCGTGCTCAAGCGTCGCCTGGGTCCGAACCCAGGGCCAGGCCTCCCGACGTCTCGGCACAACGACGGCCGGGTGGGTTGGCACAAAATCGTCCTCCGGAGCCAGGACACGATCGAGGATTGGGAGTGGAGCGAGGACGGCTCCGGGGACGTCGTGGGCGTGTACCAGGAACGCCAGGACGGCCCCGAGGTGTTCATATCAATGAACAAGCTGTTCCACGTCCGGTTCCGCTACGACCGGAACAACCCGGAGCCCTCGGGCGCCCTCCGCGCAATCGAACGGTCCTATCGTTTCGGCAATAGAATCGAGGATTTCGAGGGGATTGCAATCCAACGGGACGCGGGCGGAACCATGGTTGCCAAAATGCCTGTGTCCGTGTTCTCGGCCAAGGCAGGGACCGCCGGCGCCCTGACCCGGGCGACCATGATCGAAATGGCCCAGCTCGCGGGGACGGACGAGTTTCGTGGGGGCGGGTTCCCCCACGCAACCGACCCGGCCACGGGCCAGGCTTCGGGTTACGACCTCGAGACCCTGTCCTCCACGCAAAACATCGCGGCGTTCGACCGGCCAATCGTGCGGCACCAAACCCGAATGGGGATCGGCCTCCTCCTCCAGTGGTTGTTCATGGCCGTGGAGAATCAGGGTGCCATGGCCGCGATCAGCGCGGCCCAGGACGTATCCCAGATGGCCGTGGGGGCCAAGCTGGCGGCCCTGTTCGAACAGATCAACCGGGGCCCGGTTCGGAGCCTGTACCGTCTGACCTCGTTCCCCGAGTGGGCCTGGGCGTCCTACAAACACGGCGAGATCTCGCCGTTGTCCCCGGAGTCCCTCGTCCAGTCCGTAGCCACGTTGGTGTCCGCCGGTATGCCGGTGGGTTTCGACCAAGAGATTACAAACCACCTCCGCCAGACCCTCGGCCTCCCCCTCCCCGACGTGGGCGCCAGGTCCGCGGCCCAGCCTGCCCGAGCTGGCCTGAAACGCAGTCTCGTTTAGAAACCTTCGTCTCGACCTGAGACAAAAACCTTGACACGTCAGTCCGGATAGTCCACATTTGAGACGCTTGAGTTTCGAACCGAGACGGAGGACGCCCCTTGCTCGAGGATTTCACGGTCACCACGGAGATCGCCAAGATCAGCACAGATCTGGGTGAGGTTGCCGGGTGGGCTTACGTGTCCCGAGACGCCGAGGGGTTCCGTACCATCGATAAGCGTTTCGGCGAACATGCCCCGATCGAGGAAGTGGCCAAGGCGGCCCGTCGGTTCATGCTTGAGTCTCAGAGGGGCGACGTTATGCACGTCAAGGACGCCCCAGCCAAGCTCTTGGAGATCGTCGTCGTGGACGCCGAGTTCAAGAAGGCTGTGGGGATCGACCCCGAGGCGAACAGGACCGAGGGCGTTTGGTGCCGTTGGCAATGGGACACGGACCACGAGACGTGGGCCGAGATCCTGGACGGGCGGAGGGCCGCGTAATGGGCCTCAACGCCATGTCCGTAAAAGGTCGTGAACGCCTCCGACCCTATGGCGGGGACCTTGACGGGTTCCGCGAGGGCGAGGCTCCAAAACACTTGGCGTCGGATATCGAGTGGGACACGATCGGCTTTGTCGACCGTGGAGACAACTCCAACGCCGTGATCGAAATCGCAAAACGCCGAGACCCGGAGGAACCCGTGGCAAAGAAGATCGAGACCCAGAAATTGGACGAATTGGCTCCGGAGGCCCCCGAGGCTCCGGCCGGCGTGGACGTCCAGGCCCTCCTGTCCGAGCTCCTCAAGGACGAGGCGATCACACCTGAGCAACACGCGGCCCTCGTGGCCGCAATGGCTCCCGCGGCTCCCGCGGCCGAGCCCATGCCCGAGGACATGGCCAAGCGTGCGGACATCCCCGAGGACGTCAAGGCCGAAATGGCCAAACAGGCGGATCGCCTCGTGGAGCTCGAGAAGCGTGCGGCCAAGGCCGCGGACGCCGAGGCCCTCCAGGTGGAGATCGCCAAGGTGAAGGATCTCCCGTATCTGCCCGAGTCGGCGGAGTCCGTGGCCGGCGTCCTGCGCGACCTCGAGAAGGCCTACCAGGCCGCTCCCAAGGAATTCCAGAAAGACCTGGGCGAGGACGAGTTGTCCCCCATGGACAAGCTCCGGGGCCTGATGGCGGCCTTCGCCAACGCCGTGGAGACGGCGGAGCTCTTCCGGGAGCGCGGTACGAGCCGTCCGGCGACGGACACGGACATGGAGAAGATCGATCCGAACGACGACACGATCCCCGCCGGGGACCGGGTGGACGCTCTGATCACCCAGGAGATCGCCAAGGCCGAGAAAGCCGGCGAGAAGATCGATTTCAGCAAGGCCCGCAAACAGGTGCTGGCCGCGAACCCCAAGCTGGCCGCGGCCTACCTGTAGACCCGGCGCCTTTCGGAGGGACGAGAACATGGCAGGTAGAAGCGAATTCATTTTCACCGAACTGGCGATCGGCAACCAGAACGCCGAGTCGGCGATCGATCCGAGCTACGGCGTGGTCAAGCGCGGCACCAACCCGAACGACGTCGCGGAGTGTTCGGCCGTGACCGACTTCCCGATCGGCCGTGCCAACGCGAAGACGTCGGCCGGTGAAGCTGTGGAGGGCGGAGTCCAACCCCTGATCCCCGGCCAGACCATGAAGCTGATCAGCGACGGCACGTTCACGAACGCGGGCGAGTTCGTCATGTGTAGCACCACGGCCGGCCGCGTGGGCAAGTCGACGCCGACGAGCGGAGACGTGGTTTTCGGCCTGACCGCCGAGGCCGATCCGGGTGCCGGATACGCGATCCTCGTGGACGTGTTCTCGCCCTACAAGCATGTGGACACCTAGGCCGACGGTCTAGCACAGATAAACCGCGGCGTTCCGGGGCGTCCGCTCGAGAAGGAAAGTCATCTAGGAGGATCAGGCAATGCCGATCAAACGAGCAGACGTCCACACCGATCGCCCCACTTCGCGATTCGTGGCCCAGTACGGTTCCAAAAGGGACCTCTCGGCCATGGTCACCGAGATCACGACCGAGAACGAGTCCGACGAGTTCTACCGGATGGAGCAGAACTCCCGCCGGGAGCTCGGGATCAAGCGCAGCGATAGCAAGAAATCGGCCTTCGTGGACTTCGCGCTGGAGAAGGACACCTTCTCGATCGACGAGTACGCCCTTCACACGGTGTTCGGCGCCCGTCTCCTCCGCGAGCAGGACATCGCCCTCCGGCTCCTGGACCGTGCGGCCCTCGGCCTTGCCGACCTCGTGAGCCTGGAGAAGGAATACCAGATCTTCACGCTGGTTACGACCCAGGCGAATTTCGCGACGGGCCACTTCGCCACGCTCGCGGACGAGCTCGACGACTACGTGAACGGCGACCCGATCGGCGCCTTCGACACGGCGATCGACCGGATTGTCCAGAGCATGGGCGGGAGCCTGCCCCCGGGTGTGGTCGTCAAGGCCGCCATGGGCCGCGACGTCCACAACGCAATCAAAGATCACCCGGACATCAAAGAGCGGGTGATCTACACGGGAGCCCCCGGCCAGGTCGCGGACGGTGCCCTCCTGGCCGAGTTCCTCCTCCGCGGCGACGGCGCCGAGTGGGTGATCTCGGACGCGAGCCTCAACGCCGCCACCGAGACGCCGGACGCTCTGTCGAATCCCTCGAGCAACACGCGGCTCTGGTCCTCGACCACGGACAAGATTTGCGTGGCGGCCGTCCAGATGGGCCTGGGCAATTCGGCGCCGGGCGTCGGGGATATCACGGCATTCGCGGCCATGCGGACGTTCCCCCCGGGAGTCCGTCGCTGGCAGAACGCCAAGGAGCTGGGTAACGCCGCCGGTCCCGCCGAGTTCGTGGAAGCCTACGAATTCTGGGACCTCGTGACCATCGCCGTTGACAACCTGACCAACAAGAAGAGCGTCGGCGCGTACTTGATCCAGAACTGCCTGACCTGATAAGGCCGGGACCTAGGGAAGGGAAACCCAATGGGTGACAAAACCAAAGCTGACTTGGAGCGGGAGCTCCAGGAACTCCGGGCCCAGACGGCCGAATTCGCCGAGGCCAAGGAGCGCGAGATCGCGGGCCTCAAGGCCTTGGGCGGAGACGGCGGGGATCTCAGGGCGGAGATCGAGGCCCTACGCGAAGTCGTGGCCGCGTCCTCGGCCTCGAGTCCGGCGGGCCTGGCCGAGGCAATCAAAGGGATCCGGGACCTCCTGGCGACATCTGGGGGTCTCGGTGGCGTCAAGGTGTCGCCTGGCCGTCCGCACCCGAAGGGGCACAAGTTCCCGACGGTCAAGACCGCCAAAGGCGCCGATGTCGAAATGGCCTACGTGGTCCGGGCCGAGTGCATGATCTCCCGCAAGGGCAACCCGGACGGGGCAGGCAAGGCCCAGCGGTCGATCACGTTCAAGCGTGGCGCGGATCTCCCCGAGTGGGTCTCCCAGGTCTACGTGGACAAGCTCCTGGCTCAGGATCCCCCTGTGCTCTGGCATCCGGCGGACGGGCCTTTCGAGCCGATCCCCGGTGACGATCAACCGGCTCCGGGCGTGCCCAAAGCGCAGCGGGGCCGGGTGGTCCCACAGAAAGACGAGAACGAGGTTCATGGCCCCGAGGCCGCGTCCATCAAGATGTAGCACGACAAAACCCGTGGCGGGTGCCTACCGCGTCCGCCGGTAGGAGGATCCCGCAATGCGCTACAAGCTGATTTCCCTGTTCCTGGCCGCGGGCCTTCTGTGCCTGCCCTCGGCCGTCCTCGCCAAATCCTGGACGAACAACGTCCCGCCCGGCAACGTGATCAACCAGGGCGATTTCTACGTCAAGGGCGCCCTGACCGTCGTCGGCTCGATCACCCTGACCAAGATCGTGGGCGCCAACGCCGAGGAGATCGAGAACGACACGGACGCCGAATGGACGTTCCGCCGGAACGACGCCGGAGCCCTGACGATCATGCTCGAGGACAACGCCGGGGCCGCGGACGCGACGATCGACGTCGCCGGGGCGGGAACCCTGACCCTCGGATCGGCGGACGCTGATTTGGCCGTGGCAGGGACGGGAGGCTCCACCGGTTCGGCGGACTTCGACGTGGCGGGTTATGCCCAGTTTGCGGGTGTGACAGAATTCGACGGCAACCTCGTGTTGCAGTCGGCCGACGTCGTGAGCAACGCCGCTTCCGGTACGGTCAACTTCGGGCGTGCGGCCGCTGGTTCCTACACCCTGACGTGCACGGACGACGACGCCAACTGTGCGATCATCCTGGCCCCGGGCGGTACGGGTGCGACGACTGTTGGATCGGGCACATCGACGGCCGTTACCATCTCCGCAGACGGCACCACAGACGGCGATCTGGTGCTCCCACTGACCTCGGTGGGCGCGGCCGAAATGGTTTTGGACGCGATCGATTTCGCCCAGATCTCGGACGCCATGACAATGGACGCGCCGACGTCCATCACGGCCGCGGCCGGGAACTACATTGCAGTGCTCAAAACTGCCGACGACGGCGTGGATGAACCGGCGTTGGATATCAACTACACGGCGCTGGATACGCTGAGCGCGACGGCCGTGCAGTACGGCGTGACCCTCTCCAACGAGGCGAGCAGCGAGGCGGCCGACGCACTGCTAGCCGTCGAAAACCTGGACGCTGGCGACGCCGTGGGCACGGGCGTGTTGTTCCTGGACACTATCGGAGCATTCACCGCACATATCGGCGCCACCGGCAACGCGTTCATTCTGGAGGCCGACGACTCGCTCTCCATTGGTGGCGGTTATGCGGGCGGCTCGGGTGTGACTGTTTCGGCGGCTGGTGCAATCCAGGCGAGCGCGGGCGGGACCTTCGACGGCGCCCTCGATGTGGACGGCGCAACCACGGTCGACGCCTTCGCCGCCACGGGCGCCGCGGGCGAACTGTTCGAGATCACGCGGACGTTGACCAACGACACGATGGAGACGGGCGTCAATATCGCCGTGACTGGATCCGACACGGGCGCCGCTGTGACGACCCAGTATGGTGTGGAGGTTTCGAACGTCGACAGCACTGAACCCCTCGACGTCATTCTCCGAATCACCCAGAGCGATCCAGACGTCGCCGAGGTGGTGCCGGCCGGTATTGCCTTCGGCGACGCGGGCGGCGGTTTCACTCAGCACATCGTCTCCCCGGGCGCTCTGAACCTCCAAAGCACAGGGGCTTACGTCCTCTCGCGACCTGCGACCGGCGCTGTCGTGGTTTCGTCGCTTGACGACGACGCCAACGCCGACCTCGAGATGTACGGCGGAGGCACGGGGAACACCTACCTGGGTTCCGCGACGACCGCCGCAGTGACCATTCGTGCAGACGGTACGACCGACGCTGACCTCGTGCTGCCTCTGACCTCGGTTGGTGCTGGTGAGGTAGTGCTAGACTCACTCGATTTCGCGCAGCTCTCCGACACCATGGAACTGGACGCTTCGACGTCGATCACAGCGGGCGTGGGCGAAACCTTGACCTATGCCAAGACGGCGACGGACGGCGCGAACGAGATCGGAATGTTGGTAGAGTTCACCCCGAACGACCTCGCCGCCACGGCCGTGGGACAGGGTGTCTTGAAGGTCGCGATCAAAACGGCCGCTGCCGGCGCACAGTCGGCCGACGCTGGTGTCATCATCGAGAATGAGGACGCCGCGATCACGGCGGGCGCCGCGATTCTGATTGTGCACGGCGCCTCGGACTGGACGTCCGATATCGACGCCGCGAGTAACACGTTCGACCACGCGGCCGACGATGCCGTGAACTTCGGCGGAGGCTACGGCGTCACGGGTTGCGGTGTCACGGCGGCCGGCGCCCTGTCTTGCAATGACGCGATCGTGTCGGACGTGAGTTTCGGCGCGCCGTTGTTCTTGAATCCCACCGGCAACGTCGAGGTCCGGGCCAACGCGGGCGCGGGCAACGTGACGATCACAGCTGCCGCGAATGACGCTGGTTTCGCGGTTCCCACCGGGTCGATCTCAGCTACGGAGATCGGGAACCTGAACCGCTCGATCAACCTGCCACTGCTGAGCTTCGCGAATTGCACACAGACGACAGACATTGACTGGGCGTCTGCGGCCGATGCGGCTCCCGATTTTGCGCTGGTTGGCGTCGAAGGCGGGCCCGTGATCACCTACGACGACACGGGCGGAAGCATCGACACCGATGAGATCTGCACGGGGTTTTTCGTCCCCTCCAACCTCGCGGCCGGTGGGTCAGGCTCTTTCAGTTTCGCGGTTGTGCAGGACGGCGCCACGGGCGCCAACATCGAATCGATCGACTGTCGCGTCTCCATCGACAGCGCGGCGATCGGCGCGGTCGATTCCCAGAACCTGACCAACCAGACGGCACAGCAAAGTAAACTCGTGACACCGGCCGGGGTATATTCGCCAGGGTCGGCCGTGCATCTACGGTGTCGGCAGGGTAACGCGTCGGCTGATGATGCAGTCTCGATCATCGCCGCGCAATTCACCTACACCAGTGACAGCTAGGAGGCTCGTTTGACCTGGACTTACGGCGGGGATCCATCGGCCAACGATCGGGACTGGATCAGGCACAGGCTTGGAGACGTCCTCGAGGACTCCTCCAACAAGATTTCTTTGTCGGACGAGGAGATCGCGGCCGAGGTCACCGATCGTGGCGACAAGGTCCAGGCCGCCGTCTATTGCTGTAAGGCACTCATGGCCCGGGCGGCTCGTCTCGTGGACGGAGGACCCGAAGATCCGAGGCGGGGCGAGATCCAGGCCCAGCTCCGGGAGTTGATGAAGGACTTGGCTGTGGAGGCCGCCCAGGACGCCTCGGCTGCGTCCTTGGGCGGTATCTCTGTGGCTTCGAAGGACGCCAAAGTGGCGGACACGGATAACACGGAGCGGGTGTTCTCCATCGGACAGGACACGTATTCGTAATGGGTGCACGGATCAGCGTAGTGGAATTGGGCAAGCGGCTTTCCGCGATCGGCGGGGCTCTTGGGGACGTGTTTCCCAAGGTCTTACGCCGGGCCGCGGAGCTGATCGTTCGCCCTGCAATTATGCGCAAGATCCGGGAGAAGGACCTCCAGGACCGCGGCGATCTCCTCCGCTCGTTCGAGACCGTGGAGCGGGAGAACGGCGACGTGGCTGTGGTCTCCGATCTCGAATACGCGAATATCCACGACGTGGGCGGAACGATCCGTCCGGTCAAGGCCAAGGCCCTTACGATCCCCCTGGACAACAGGGCCAAGCGCCGCAAGGCGTCGGACTTCCCTGGACTCGTCTTGTTCCCTCCCGTGGGTATGCGGAAACACGCAGTCCTAGCGGACGTGAAACAGCGGCGGGGCGGGCCTCCCAAGGTCACGCCCATGTTCTTGCTCGTCAAAGAGGTCAAGATTTCTCCGAAACACTACGTGACGGAGGCGAACGAGATCGTGGAGAACGAGCTCCCGGACTTCCTCGAGACGGAGATCGCCGAACACGTCCAGAAGGGCCTGGACGGGGCTTTGGGGAGGGCCTAATGGCCGTAGTCTACTCCACCCAACGCAAACAGATCCGGGACGCGATCGTTACCCAGCTTAAGACGATCACACAGGCCAACGGTTACTCGATCAACGTGGCCACGGTGGATCCCAATATCCGGAACTACGACAACGTCTCCGAAGCTGCGGACGAGCTGCCCACGGCGAACAAGTCCTTGCCCTACGTGGGCTTGTCCTCTGGTGTTCGGGAGGCGTACGAATATTTCGGCTCCGACGTGATCCACGTCGAGGCTACGGTCCAGTTTGTGGCCTACATCTCGGGGGAGGATTTCGGAGCGGACGGGACGACGTACGGGGACGACGAGGTGGACGCCTTCATGGACGATCTCTTTGTCGCCTTCAATGACGATCAGACCTGGGGAGGCCTGGCGATCCAGACGTTCGTGGACGAAATGCGGACGAACCAGGGCCAGGTTTTCAACTCCGGGAAGTGGATCAGGATGATCAACGGGACGCTGCGGATCGAGTATGAGCGCACGTCCAAGGCGAGGGCTTAGACATGACAGACCATTGCAGCGACGGTTACACGGGCTACAAGGCCTACTACGTGGGCCCGGACGGCGCCCAGATGTGGAAGAACCTCGCTTTGGCACACGGCGACGTTGTGCCCGATCCCACGGGCCAGATGGGGCAGGATAACCCCCTGTTCGAGGTCGTGGGCCACGAACCCGAGCCGGCCCCCGAGCCGAAGTCCGAAAAACGCCAGGGGCCGAAAGGCAAGGAGTAGATCATGGGACTTTCCATCGGACACGAGCGTGGCGAAAGTCGGCGGGTTTTCGTCGAGGCGGAGGCGTCCTTGGGGACTTACCCGGGCCTCGTCTCGGCGGACGCGATTCGACCCCTTCGTTTTTCCCTCGGTGGCCCCGAGCGGGATCGTACGGTTCGGGACGACGCCAAGGGCTCCGTGGGCGCCCGGAGCCTGGATACGGAGGGCGTGTGGCGCGTTCCGTGGTCCATGGCGGGCTATATCTACCCGGCCGCCGCTGCGGGCTCCATGGCGGCTCACGGGTTCCATGACGTCCTGTTGGCCGCGTTCGGGAAATACACGACATACGCCAGCTATGACAAATACGAGCCCGAGTCGGATCAGACGGCGATCACGACCCTTTCGATCCTCCAGGCTATGGCCGAGGGAACGATCGACGTGGACTACCTGGACAAGATCTGGAGCTCGGATCAGTTGTTCGGCGCCTGGATCGACTCGTTCACGCTCACGGTGGGTGGCGGACGCAAAGCGATTTGGGAAGTCTCGGGCGGGGCTGTGGCACACGCCCAGGCCAAACGATCGGACACAGCCCAGGCCGGTTCGGTCTCCACGGTGGTCCTATCTGGGAACGTGGATTCGAGGGCCTACGATCGCCACGCAACGTATTCGCCTCGCGTGAAATACGTGCACACTACGCCGACGCATTTGGACAACACGGGAGCAGGATATCCCGTCATTTCGGCCGTGGACGCGGCCAACTCAATTACGATTTCGGGCGGCCCAATTGCGTGCGGTGGAGCGGGCGGCCAGATCATGCCGTGGTGTCCGTCCGAGTCGGTCCCAGCGACGAACCCCCTCGTGGGGATCTCGGGATCGCTGGCCCTGGACGCCGTGGCGGATATGCCGATCACCCAAATGGTGTTCCGTGTCGAACGGACCCACGAGCCCGAGACGGATCAGGCGTTCACCGAGTATGTCCCGGATCTTTTCGCCGGAGCGGAGCGGACGATCTCGTTGGAACTCCAGTGTCGGAGCCGTCACGACCTCCGCAAATACCAGGGCACCAAGAAGCGGTTTACGTCCATGGCCGTGGCCGTGGACATCGGCGACACGGCCGCACGCTACGCCGAAGTCAATGCCGGCCAGATGGAGCTGGAGGTTACGGGAGGCGTGGACGTTCCCGAGCGTGGCCAGGGAACGGTCAATTTCCGCGGCCGTTGTCTCGAGTCGGCCGGGGACGACGAGGTGGATTTCCGCATGTACTAGAGGCCTCGTCCCCGTCCATGGCACCCGGTCCCCGTGGGAGGCCCGCGTGGGCCAACCCTTCCCCCCGGCGGGACCGGGTGCCTTGGACGGGGACGAGACAAACAACCCAAGGGAAGGGATCAAACATGGCACGAAAACTCAAGTTGAAACACCCCCTGGACGAGGGCGGGGGCGTTTGGTACGTCCCCAAGTTCGGGAACGAGCGGTTCCGCCTGGACAATGATCTGATGGACGAGGGCGAGGAGCCCTTGGCCGTTCGCCTTCGCCCGATTTCGGCGTCGGAGTTCCGACGTCTGTCCTTGTCCGCTGCGGACGCCAAGGCCATGGAGAGGATCGCCAAGGGCGCGGACGCGGACGAGATCGGCGGGGAGCTGGCGGGGCGTGTGATCGCCTCGGCCGTCCTCGAGGTCCGAGGGTATGAGGACGTCAAGGGCGAGGCCGTCACGACGGGCCGGGACCTCGTGGATCGCGGAGAGGCGGGGTTGGTGAATGAGATCACTGTGGTGATCCAGGATCACGCCCAGCTTTCGGACGGTGTGCGAAAGCTATATCCCTCGCCGCAGGACTAGCAACGGCCGGAGAGGAGGCCCTGTGGGATTGCAAAGAATGCAGAGCCGAGGGTCTCACGGCGACGAGGGGTTGCGACGGGCCGGCAACGTCGAATCTTCTGTTCCTGTTCGATCTGGATTTGGATCGTTGCGCAAAGGCCGTTCTGGCCGAGACCGGGGCCGCCCGGGAAGCCTGGAGCGTAATCCAGGCGTGGAAGGCGTGGAAGAACATGGGCGTGTTGCCGTGGCCCGGCGCCATGGGCGATCAACCGGCGTGGTTCGTGGAGGCTCTACAAGTCGTCGAGGAGGAAGTGGAGGCCGCGAAGGCCCGACGCCCTCCCCGCGAAATTCGGATAGATGACGGAGGCGATAGTGGCCCGCAAGGCGTCAGTTGAAACGGGGATCGAACTATCGGCCGACGGCGTCCGCCAGGTCGGCGCTGAGTTCTCCAAGTTGGGCAGGAACGTCGTCCAGTCTGCCGAGCAGATCCGCAAAATCACCGACTTTGTCCGGAACTTCAAAGAGATCGGCCGGGCCGCGTTCGACGTGGCGCGGGAGGCTTTGACCCGCCTGCTAGATGTGACGCTAGAGTATCGGGACGCCAACGACGCCCAGGTCAAGGAGCTAACCAAGGCCGCGAATTCGGTCAAGGTTTTGGCGTCTCGGATCGGGGACGCCTTGATCCCTGTGATCCAAGGACTGTCTCGGGCCCTCGGGCCTGTGATCACCGAAACCACGAAGTGGCTGGAGGCGAACCGTGAGTGGCTGGCCCTGGAGATCGTGGAGAACATGGCCGCGTTGGCTGGGACGTTGGCCGGCCCTGTGGTCCGTGGGGTTCAAGGCGTAGTCGGGGCCACAACGGCCTTGTCCGCCGGGTGGGTGTTCGTCGAGAAATCGGTAAACCAGGCCATTGCCACGATCCTGGACGGTGCCATGGCTGCGGTTTCGGCCGCTGGATCTTTGGCGGACAAGCTCGGGCTGGACGGGATCGCGGGCCAGGCCCGGGATGCCGAGAACGCCCTTGTGGGTATGTCGTTCGAGTTTCGGGAATCTGCCAGGGACGCCCAGGCGGAGTTGGACGTCCTGATCGCTCAGCTCGTGGCGAACGACAATACGGCCGAAAACGTCTTGGCCAAGATCACGGAGATCATCAAAGGCTTTCGCCAGGCCGCCAAGGAGGCCGCCGCGGCCTCAAAGGCGAGCGGGACGACGACACAAGAGGCCGCAGATCAGGCCGTGGCGTTTGCTGAGAAGATCGGCGCCGCGATGGCGGCCGGGGCGGACGCCGCGATCGAGGGGTTTCAAAATGAGGAGGTTTGGATCCAGCGTCTGATCAAGGACGAAGAACTCCTAGCCAAGGCTGCGGAAGATCGAGCCACACGGATCCAGAAGGCGAACGAGGCCATGGCCCAGACGGCGACGGCGTCGGGCGCCGCGATCGGCGCCGCTCTATCCGCCGGATTCGAGGAGGGGGAGTTCTCGGCACAGAAGGCCATGAAGGCCATGGCCCTGGCCGTGTTCCGAATGGTACGCCAGACCCTGGAGGCCGAGTTGATCCGCGCCTCGGGCTCCCTGTTCGCCTCCCTGGCCGCCTTGGGCCCGGGGGCCCTCGTTGGTATCCCCGCCGGAGTCGCGGCCCTCGGTGCCCTGTTCGAAGGGCTTATCAGCCAGATCCCGACGGCCCACACTGGCGCAATCGTCAAGGGTCCTTCGTCTCGTGAAACCCTCGTGATGGTCAGAGGCGGGGAGGCTATCGTCCCATTGACCGGTCCCGGGTCTGCCGGCGTCGGGGGAACCACCTACGTGTTCAACGTCTCGAACAACGTGCCTACGTCCGTTGCCGAGGCCTCCCGCGTCGTTCGCCGCGGTTTCCTCCCGGCCCTCCGTCGGGCTCAAATGCAAGGGGCTGGATAATGGCGTGGAACAAAGTGGCGTTGTCCGCGGCCGATCAGGCCTACCACAACGACAACAAACCGTTCCTGTCCGCAACGCGGGGCCCGGACGCCATTGACACGGTGACGACTGAGGATCCGCAGTGGAACAACGTGGGGGACATGACGCTCCCCGACGATAATGATTCGGACTATCCGGCCGAGAGGGCGATTGATCGTAACGCCCTGGCCCGGACTAGGCCAGCCACAAACTGGACAGCTACATCCATTTATTTCTGCTTGGAGATCCCTTCCGGCCTCGTCGCAAACCTGGACCACGTCGCGATCATCGGGCACAATTTCGACACTGAGCCGAATGTTACCCAAGTCAAAGTCCAAATCGACGACTTCCCGGACTTCCAGAACAACGTAGGATCCACTCTCAAAGATCTTTGTACCTGGACGGCTCCGTTTGACTCTGGCCGTCTCGTCTGCACGGAGCTGGACGGGGGGATCAACAAGTTCGAGCTCGTGACGAACATCCGAATCGAGATCACCGTGGGCGCGGGAAACCACAAACCTGAGATTGGCGAATTCTGGTTCGGCACACGTCGCCAGCTCCCCCACTGGCCCCGCAACCCCTGGGACATTCACCACAAGGGTCTGTCATCTCGTGAGCAATTCCGCTCCGAGGCCGGCGCCGTCTCCACATACGCCCGGCACGTGGGCCGCGGGGACCTGACAATGAACATGCGTTTCGCCACGGAAGCAAACGCGGACATCCTGCGCGGAGCCTGGAGCGATCTGAACTACGGGAGCCACAATGGCCTCCTAGTCCCTCGGCCCGATTCCACGCCCCAGGACGCCCGGATCATGAGCTTCCCCCCGCCGGGCCTGTTGAACGCCCAGACCCAGAACCCCGCGCTGGCCCTCTACTCCCTCCCCATGGAAGAGGTGGCGCCGTTCGTGGGCCCCGAGGGAGTCTAGGTGGCGTACACGTTCAACACCAGATGGCTTGAGGCGTTCCGGAGTGGGGCCGAGGTGGCCGTCCTGGCGACGATCCGCTACACGTCGGGCGGGGACGAGGTGACGTACTGCCACAACCCGCGTGGACACCCCCTGTTCGGCTACCCGAACCTGATCGCCGACATGGTCCCGATCTCCCAGGACCTGGACGTCCTCGAGTCTGAGATCCGGATGGGCTCGATCGATATCACGCTACTGGACCACGACGAGATCCGCGACCTGATCTCTACCTACCCGCTCCGCAACAAACGGGTGATTGTCCAGGTGGGGACGCCGGACCTCGTGGAGGGAGATTTTGAGGAAGTGTTTCGGGGCGTGATCCTCGCGCAACCCGCGACCTCCCCGACGCACCACACGATCGCCGTGGGGGACACTTTCGGTTTGATGGTCGACAGGAACTTGACCGGGGCCTTCATCGGCGACTTTCCAGGGGAGATCCTGGAAACGATCATGGATACGCTCGTGGACGACGCGACCACGGGCCTGATTGACAACACGTCCTTTTCCCCGGCGCCCTACACCAACGACATTTCCCATTTCAACGTGGCGAGGGCCGCGTCCCGTTTTGGGATCCAGGCCGTCACAGATCCGACCTCCGCCTTGACCCTCAAGTCCGAGTTGGAAAAGATCATGCGGGCCACGGTCACGGTGAACCGGGACGGCGTTTTGGAGCTCCGACGGCCAAACCTGTCTGGGTCGTCCGTGGCGACGTTCACAACCAACGATTTCTCTAGCCTCTCGGTCTCGGAGATCTCCCCGATCAACCGGGTAGAGACCCTCTTTGACTACAGGGGGGAGGAGAGGGGCCAGCGTCCGCCTGTGGAGTCTGCGATCTCACACCGGATCTCCGAGGTCGGCGGGGACGTCGCCACGGAAATGGCGACCCTGCGCGAGTTGGACGCTATGCAGGACGCCCTAGACATCAATGCCGAGGGCAACAGACAACGGGCCATGATGCGGGCCCGGGAGTTCCGCCAAAGCTACATCCGGGACGACGCCGTGTCTCAGGCCGCGTTCGCTTATAACCACCCAGCCGGCCGTGTCGACAGGATCTACTCGTGGGAAATGGCGTCCAAGTGGATCGGACCCCACGCCCTCCTCCGGACGACGATCAACGCCGGGGACGGCGCCGGGGCCACGTTCGATCTCGAGGGCGTGGGCCTCGCTGGTTTCTGTGGCCTGGCCGGCTTTGACCGAGCCACAGGGATCCCAGCGAACCAGCGCGCCTCGGCTGCCCGTCCTGTCTACGTCAAGATCGACCGGGAGATCATCGCGTGCGATCTGGTCACGCCGGACCTGGACGTGGAGACGGTCAACGGGTGGTCCAACTACATCGACGGCCTGGACGTCTACCCTCGCCCAGGCTCGGACCACCTCGTCTACAAGGCCACGTTTAGGATCCTGAGCCGTGCGGCCCTGGGGACGACCGGAGGCGTTGCACACGCCCCCTACGACGGCGGAACGACCGTGTGGACGTCCACCCAGACCCCTACGGGCTTCGCCTGGGACGTCACGATCCCCGAGTTCATTTGTAGGGAGATCCTGGACCGGTTCGCCAACGGGGCCCCCGTGGCGTCGTTCCTCCTCCCCCTCGAGTGGGGCTGGTTGGAGCTCCGCGATATCATCCGGCTCGTCCATCCCAAGCTCCTGTCCTACGGATACGACGGGATCGACGCCACGACCCCGTGGGAGATCATCGGCCTAGAGGCCGATTGGATGGGCGCAACCCCAGGGATCAGAGTCTCCGCCCTTCCCGCCGTCGTGGGCAAGGCGGGGGCGGGGGCCTACCAGCACCAAAACACGGACACCAACGACGCGGCCAACGCCGGGTGGATCTCCGAAGCGATCCGGTCCTTCTGGCACCAGTATCTAAACAGCGGATTCGTGGTCTCGGGCAACGCGGCTTTGAACTTCGACATCGCCGAGGGGGCCTGGGGCCGTTCCGCCGGGGGCGTGGGGCGTGTCCGAGGCGACACGGCGATCGCAGTCCAGGCGAACAAGGACACATACACATACCTGGACCGAGACACGGGCCTGATCGTCAAGCGACAGACGGCCCTCGCGGCGGGAGACCCTGGCGAATTTGCGGGACTCGAGCGTGTGGCCAAGGTCGTGTCCAACGGGGCGGACACAACGACGACGCCACCCACAGACCAACGCAAAATGTCGGCCGTGGCGTTCGGGGTCTGGGACAACACGGGAGCCAAGGCCCTCGTGGCCGGCGGGTGGGTTCGCGTGGACTTCGACACGGTGGAGATCAACGTAGGGATCCCGGCCGGATCTGCTACCGCAGCGTTCACGGCTCCGTATGCCGGGGTCTGGGAGTTCTACACGACCGTGGAGGTCCTGATCTCCTCGGCTGCGGGGACGTCCTCGACCGTGGCGTTTTTTGTCAACGCCGCTGCGTCGAAACTGATCGACAACGTCGTAACCCACGTCGTAGGCCAGACGGTTCGCCAGTCGGGATCCGCGTTGCTCCAGCTCGCCCAGGGCGACGTAGTGGACGTCCGGGCGTTCGTGTCGGGCGGCGGGGCCGGGACAATCACAGCGGGACAACAAGAAACTTGGTTCCAGGGCCGGAGGGCCTTCTAGGAGTGTGTTACAATGACGGCCGAGACCGAGAACAGGATCGAGAAAAAGTTGGATCGGATCCACGAGGACGTGGGGGATGTCAGGGAGAGGCTGGTCAGGGTGGAGACCACAACAGACCGGCTCGCTTCCCACGTCGAGAAACAGAACGGCCGTGTGGCCAAGATCGAGAGAAACCAGGCCGCGTCCGCGGCCGCGGACGCGGCCAGGGAGAAGGCGAAAACAGAGATCGCCTTGTGGCTTAAGGTCGCCTTTCTCCTCGCCGGAGGCGCCGGGGCGGGGACGGGGATCCAAACGCTGATCGGAGGTTAGTATGGAGACTGTGTGGGTTCAGGTGTTGTTTTGGGGCGGCCTCATTCTTCTGGGCGTGGCCGTGTGGGCGATCGGTGCGTTCGTGTCATCCAAGCAAACCAAGGACGTCCTGCAAAAGGTCGCGTTCCTCGCACAACACGCCGTCTCGGCGGTCAAGGCCGAGGTCCGGGACGAGGACGGCGACGGGAAGATCTCGGGTGTCGAGCTGGGCAACGCCTGTAAGCGTGTCCTCCTCGGCATGACGTCGGCGGAGGTCAAGCTCCTGGAGACCATGACCCGATCGCCGTCGGGCGAGACCGGGAGTCCCCAGGATCTGATCCGTGGGATCGTCGAGGGGGTAGCGGGTCCGGGCCCTACCTAGCCCCCGGGACAGCCGGGGGACTAGATCTGGATTTCGTCGTGTCTCCCAAGGGGGCCGGGGCCGTTGGGCGTGTTGATTTCCGCCTAGCCGACGATTGGACAGCCTACGGCGAAGGCCGGGCCTTGGTCGATTGGCGAGGCGATCCAGCCTGGTACGCCGGAGTAGGCGTGGAGGGCCGTTGGTGAGGATCCGAGAACAGACCCTGTGGGACGTTGATCAGGAATTCGCGGGCTATGGCTACGGCCGTCCCGAATATCCCCCTGGGCTCGTCCGTGGGATCACACTTCCCGAGCCCGTTGCAGGGCGCCGACCCACAATCGATTGTTGTTCGTTCGTCGAGGCCGTCGTGGTCGGGGCATTCCAACGAGAACACGGAGACGGGGCCCTTCTGTCCCTGGCCTCTCATCGGCTATGGATGATCCACGACGTAGAGCGTCACAGGTTCGGCCCTGTGGACGTCGCGATCGCGGACGGGTACGCGGATCCCGTGATGCTCTGTGACGTCCCCCACACGCCCTGTGTGTTCCAAGGCTGGACGAAACGGGGGAAGGGCGCCAAGGGCCACACGATTCTGATCATGGACTACGACTCGGAGACGGATCGGTGTTTGACCCGGGAGGCCGCCGGGAGCCTCCGAGGCGTGGGCAGCCGAGGCGTCCGCAAGGGCCAGGACTGGCGTTTCCATGGCATTACCTGGGAGGATCTGATAGCCTTGTGGCCCGACTACCGGGCCGCATTGATCCGCACAACATAGGAGGCCCCATGGCCAAGCAACGGATCGAGAAACCGCTTTACGTCTACAGCGAAGAGACCGACACCTACGTTACCAACGTCCCAGGAGTCCCCAAACCGATCCGGTTCCCCGGATCGGTCCACCGGGCCCTGATCGCGGCCTATTCCAACTTCGACGGGGCCCCGGCGACGATCAACGAGATCGCCCGGGAATTCGCCATGGATCGAACGTGGGTTACGGGCTACTTACGGGCCCACGGGATCACCCACGACTCGGAGCCGTTCTCCCGCGAAGAACTGGCGAGCAAGGACGAGGACGAGCTCGTGGGCGATATGCTCCAGAAGAAACGGGCCCGGGTTCGTGAGAAGGCGAGCCGCAGGGTCTGGGCCGCGATCGAGGAGGACGCCCAGAAATGGAGATCGTTCGAGGACCACGTTCTCATGGCGATCAAATCGTCCATGGGGAACCACAAGGCCACGATCCCCAAACCGATGAAACCGCGTGCGGCCCCGGAGCCCTACGAGGCCGTCGTGGGCCTGTTCGATTTCCACTACGGGAAATATGGGGCCCCGTCGACCCGAGACCCCTACAACAGGGAGATCGCAGATCGTCGCCTCCGGGAGACCACGGAGCGGGCTTTGGCCGATCTCCTGGTCCACGGAACGCCGGAACGCCTGTACGTCCCCACGGGAAACGACTTCCTCCACTTCGCCAACGACCACGGCAAAACGGTTTCCATGCGACACGATCAGGACCTGGACGGTAAGCCATTCGAGATCGTGATCCAGGCGTGCCAGCTCCTCGAGACCTGGGCCGCAGGCCTCGCCGCCGTGGCCCCGGTGGAGTTCGTGTTCGTCGAGGGGAACCACGACGGGATCGTGGGCATCCTCCTCCACATGTACTTGGCCGCGGCGTTCCGGGACACGGATCGGGTGATCGTGTCCCTGGACCACGAGCCACGGGCCTATCGCAGGTTCGGAACGAACTTGATCGGGTTCACTCACGGCCGGGACGTCCGGAACACGTCGGACCTGGCCGGCCTCATGTCCGTGGAAGCCGCGGAACATTGGGAGGCGTGCGTCCACAGGACGGTCTACACGGGAGATCTCCACACGGAGAAGTCCGAGATCGATACGTCCTACGGCGTGACTCGTCGCCAGCTCCCGTGCCTGTCCGGCTCCGACAAGTGGAGCGCGGATCGGGGCTATCAACACGCCCCCAGAGCGTTGCAGATCTACCGCCACGGCGTCCGTTCTGGACTCCTGGGCATGAACAACACGGCCGTGATCGGCTGATTGGAAGGGGAAGGGAATGGTGTACAAGAAACCCACAGACGCGAAAATTTTGGAGATCGCTCGAGGCCGGCCGGTGGGCCCGGCGGAGATCCTTGACGTTTGCGGCGGGACTGTGAGTCCCCCCGAGGTGCGCCGGGGGCGGAGGGACGCGATCCGCCGGATCGTCAAACGCCTGGAGAGGGCCGGGGACTTGACCAAGGTCGGGGACAGGTGGGAGGCCGCGGACGCCCCCGACGTCTACGATCCCCACGGAACCCTGGACGGGGCCCCTGTCCTCCCTCCGCCCAAGATCCGAGGTCCCCTCAACCCAATCCCGCCCGAGGCCCCGTCCTCGGACTCCCTGTGGATCGCGGCCATCAAACTAAACGGGGGCAAGGCGTCCCCGGCCCTCGAGCTGGCCTACTTCGCTGGCAAAGCCGCAAACTAGCATGAAAGAAGAGCCGGACTGGGGCCTGATCGAATACGTCCTGTCCGGCCTATACGTTTGGGAGATCCTGCCTGCGATCTACAGGGGATCTGTGCCTGGGAATCTAGGTTCTTGGACGGTGGGAAGGAGTGGGCGGAACGTCTAGACGAGGGCGTGGAGTGGGTCGAGGATGACTAACGGCCGATGACAAGAATCCGGCTGCGCCGCGATCCTCGGCGCTCGCTCCAGAGGATCCCCGCCGCCGTCATTCGGGCGAGGAGCGATCTCCGGCTCTGAGAATAGCTGGCGCCCCAGCGGGACACAGCGCCCACGAGAGACGATCCACTCAGATTCTCGTGACCCATCAAAAGATCGCGTTGGTATTTTCCCTGACATAGATCCAGGGCCGCGGTGTGTGCGGCGGCGTCGACTACCTCGGTCCAAGGCCCTGTATGCGTTGTTGTCGTGTTCATTTCGTTTCCCTTCGTTCGAGGTTCATAGAGGATACGCCCGGACCTCTCCCTTTCTTCTGTAGGCGACGAAAAAAAAAGCGATCTTTTTTTTTCTAAGACAACGGAACGACTAAAAAATCATCGCCAGGTTGAGCAGGCCACGCCCTGGGGTTTGATCTCCGGGTCGTAGATCACGAGCCCAGATCCGAAACTGGGCGTTTTGGCCTGGGTTCCGTCCGGGTGGAGATACCGGACCCTACCCTCCAGAAGGACAACGCCCGAGGCCTGTTCCACGGCCCGGTGGAACCATTTGGTGGACGTGTCGACGAGGACGAGGAGGACGGCCAGGGGACACACACCCGAGGCCACCTGTCCGTGAGCTCGCCTCGTCCACTTGCCGATGCTCCCACGGTCGTAAGGCGGGTTGCAGAAGGCCACGGCGTCCCAGGGGTCTGTAAGCCCGTCCTCGAGCTTCCGGGGACACAGGGCATTCTCTGGGGTCGAGGCCGCGTCCAACTCGAACGCCCGACCCACGAGGGTCTGGGCGAAGGCGAACAGGCCGGGAGGCGTCCTCCAGTCGGTGGATCCGCTCATTCTTGATCCTCAGACGCCAACAAAGAGAACGCCGATTTGGGCACGTGGGCGGGACGTCCCGGCATGACCACAAACGTGCAATCGTTGGCGTTGTCTGCGTTGATCCAGGGGCCGTTGGCGCGTTTCTTCGGGTCCTTGGAAGGCTCCGTGAACATGCACGATCCACTTTCCTCCACGATTCGGTGGAAAGCGTTCTGGATCCAGCCGGCCGTGGTCTTTCCTCCACAGAACGCGTAATGGTGCCAGAACACGCCGTGTTTGCCTACCAGGCACACGCCTGTGGGTTCGATGGGATCCAGAACCACGTTGCTGGGAAGGACGGCTTTCAGATCTGGGAGGTTGTCTGTTTGCACTTCGCCGTTGATATGGCTCCCGACGTCTGTCAAACCGATGGGGAGCAACGGAAGCGACGCGCCCCAGTGTCCCGTGAACAACCAACCGTTCTCAGCGTCCACGAACACCGGACGGGAGGTGTCTGTTTTCCCGTCGGCGACGGTCCGCGCCTCCTTCACTGCGGCCTTGAGCGTTGCTTTCTTGATCGGGTTCAACGCCTTGACGTCTGGGATCAGGTACTCTCGCGGGATCTTCTGGGCGTCCGTCACGGAGCCCACGAACGTCCGGCGGATCTGGAGGCCCTCGACCTTGGGCGGCTCCAGGGCCGCGGCCTCCGCGATCGCGGTCTCCGCCACGTCCGGGTTGGCCCCGGCGTGTTCGAGCAGAAGGGCCCGGTCCTTCTCGGCCTGGGTCCGGTAGCCCAAGATCTTGGCCTTCAAAGCCTTTTCACACAGGCCCAGGGGCTCCAGGGCCTTCTTGAACGTGGCGTTGATATCCTTGACCACGTCCGAGAGGGGGCCCGTCCAGCCCTTGCGGGTGGCGTCCAAGCGGGACGCGTGGCCCTTGATCTGTTTGAGCATGGACGCCGCGATCTCGTAGGTCGCGGGGCTGTCCACGGTCAGGTTCCCGACGAATTCCAGGGCCGCTCGGGCCTCGGCCCCCTCCTTCTCTCCGTCGTCCATGGCCCCTTGGACGTGCACAGGGGCCACAATTGCGATCTTGTTGTTCATTCCCTTCCCCTTTCTAAGGTGTGAGTCCTGACGTTACATCAAGAGACCTTGTATACCACGGTCCCGTCCTTGCGGAAGGCGCCTACCTCCACGCCCTCGGTTCGGAGCCAATTGAACCAACGGTAGATCGAACGCTCCACGGTCTTGGTGGATCGCAGTCCGTCCGGGTCGAGGATCTCCACGAATTCGCCCATGGTCGATCCGTCCGCCTCGAGCATATCCCGGAGGGCGTCGTAGAGTGCGGCGTTTTTTCTCGGTGGGGCCATTATCTCCGCCTTCCTAGCTTCCACAAACAGATCCCGATCGCGTCCACGACGTCGTGTCTCTTGGCCTCGGACAGGCCTGTGGCGTGCAACAAAGCCAGCTCGTCCGGGAACAGCTTGGCGATCGTCCTGGCGTTGTCGATCGCCTTGGGCGTCCCGCCCTTCCACTCGTGGGGGAACACGGTTTGGACGTCGTAGGTGGCGTAACGCTCTGCGACTTGTTCAGCATAGCGTCCGCCTGCGAACGCCACCCGGATCAGATCCACGGGCTTGGCCTTCTCCGTCCGGCTCGGACGGGGATAGGGGATCTCCACAAGGACGGTGGGCGGGACGTAACGAGGATCGGGTAGATCTTCCGGCCGCACGCTCTCCAGAGGGGATCCGACGTCGATAGCGAAACCAACCCCGAACAACTCCCCGGCCCACAACCCACAGCCGACGATCTTCCCGCCCGACGCCACGGCCCAGCCACAACGACGGACGGCCGGGTCTAGGGCTATGATGTCTTTACGGTTGATCATCGGCCTGGTCCTCCTCGAGTGGGACGACGACGAGACACACGGCCGGCCCCTTCTCGTCCTTGGGGCCTTTGCAGCCGCAGCCGATCGCCTTCCCGTCAGCCGCTTTGAAGCACGGGATTTCCCCGAGGATCACGCCTCGGAGGATCGCTTTGATGCGGACGAGGTCGGCCTGTAGGGCCGTCACGTCCACCGGGGCCGAGGTCACGGCCGGCGGTTCTTCGGCACGGACAGGAGCACAGGAACAGGCCAGGACGGCCAGGATCAGGATCGTGCGTTTCATCGGGTGGATCTCCTCTTGGTGTGGATATGGATTGCTACGGCCCAAACGTATCCGATCAGGGCCAGGGTTGTGATCTCAGTCGGAATCATTTGTTCGCCCTTTCGTTACTTCTCGCCGTTTGTGCCCACAATGGGGATGCCGACCGGCTCGAACAGAATCGCCGTCTCGCCGATGTAGGCGACCTTGAACGTGTAGTCCTTGATGACCACCTCCTCGCCCACCTGAAACGTGGACCAGTGTGGCGGAACCTCGGTGCCATCAGGACGAATCAGGCGACCTGCGTTCTGTTGAGCGACGAGCCGTTTCAGTTGCTCCGTGGCTGCGTGCTCGAACGCCTGTTGCTGCTCCTCGCTGCCGGGGTCTTCGGTCAACTGCTCAAAGCGATTGGTGTCTGGGTTCATCTCGTTGGTCTCCTTTGGGTGGCCCGTGCCGTTGCAGCCGGGGCACGCCATGATGGGTTGCAGTTTCTTGCGCCGTCTCGGCCCTGGCCGATCAATGGAGCCAGCACCCTGACAGCGCGTACACTCTGGTTTCCTAGTATGGTAGTCGCTCACGTCTTCGCCCGTCCGTGCAGAGACGTGTCACCTCGGCGACAGCGTAGGGGTCCAACGCTCGAGCAACCGGGCGCCCGACGATGCACACGCCTACCAGTTCGTCGCCGCTGTATGCGCCCAAGCTGAACCGATGCCCACGGCATGGCTTGTGGTGGCGATGCAGTACGGCAACGTGGTCATTTGCCTGCCTCAGCGTCAACGGTTTCAGTTGTAGATGTGCGTTCATAAAATTACGCTCGCTTGCTCTGTGTAGGTTTTATTCCTGCGGCTCGTCCACGATGGCACACAGGCATGCGCGGTAGTCGTCGAGGGCCTCTTTGATTCGGCGCCGAAAGCAGCGGTCCGCGATTTCCACGGGCTCGGCCATGTGCCCGTGGTTGTCCACGAGACGGAGCCTGTAGTCGCCGATCTTCAACTCCATCTCCTGAGTAAGACGCTCCGGTGTCGCTTCCAGAACGGCCAGCGCAGCGGCGCGTCGCTTGATCTCTTCTCGCCTCATCGATCCTCCATGGTAGCCAGCACCATCCGGCATCGACCGGCAGCGGCCATCGCCTCGTCGTACACGCACGGCCGCGCAGCCAGTTGCATCAGGATCTCGAAGTCGTCGGCTGCCTTCGCCAGCGCGATCCGGAGCGTTCGGTACTCGTCCAGCGTCATCGTCACCAGCGTGGACATGCTGCCGTCGTCGTTGATCTTCTCGATCTGCGGTGCGTTCCTCACGGCGCCTCCCCGATCGGGCCGTAGCGCATCTCAGCCTTGACGCGCAGCCCCGAGATCACATCGTCCCATGTCCTGTCGCCGTCCATCTCCACTTCGATCCGCTCCTCCCCTACCAGGTCCAGCGTCGCCGACTTCTGCCCACGCAGCGGCGTAGCGAAGACGACCCCGTGATCCATGCTGTCGTCCCGCCAGTAGCAGTAGTGGCGCGGCTTGAACTCGGGAGCCGTCTCGGTACGCAGCCCGTGGAGCACACGGCCAGCGCGCTTCGGCAGCGACCCCCAGCGACTCGGATCCCGAGCCTCGACACAGCGGCGCAGGATCTCCTCGGCGAGGTTGGCCTTCCCGCGCACGTCCAGTTCGCGCCGCTCGCCGTCCCTGATGCGCACGGCGTAGGTGATCTGGAGATCCCACGGCCCCAACCACCAGTCGCCGCCTCGGTAGTAAATGGTGCCGCCGAGTTGTCCCGCAAGCTCGGCTAGGCTCGGATTCAGGTGCTCGATCTTCGTTGGCATATTTTCACTCCTCCCACGTCGAGGTCTCGCCGTCGCCGGCGTAGTGGCACTGGCAGCGCATCGTGCCGCGCCCCTCGCACTCTTCGCAGTCTTTCGTCGGTCCGCAATCGTCGCAGCCCCCACAGACCTCGCACGGTGCTTCGTCGGAGAAACACTGGTAGCGACAGAACACATCACCCCACCCGTTGACGTTGATCTCATAGGGTGGGCAGCTTGCACCACACACTGGGCAATCGGCAGCCAACGCGATCGCGTTCACGTTGCCGAGTGTCGGCCCTCTCGTCTGCCGCTTGCTGTTCACGGCGAAGGTCTTCTCGTTCATAATCTCCACCTCCTGTTCATAATTTTACGCTTTCAGGCCCACAGCCGTAATTGCTGCGGTTCTTCGTTGGTCCAGACGGCCTCGCGGGACACCTTCCGCCCTGCCCCCGCCCTGCCCATCGTGTCGATTACAGCCAGCGGCTGGAAGGGGAGCCATGTCGCTCCCTCGTTCTCACAGGCGACCACCTGCCCTCGGCGGCTCCTGCACCATTCACCCAGCGCGCCGAAGTCCAGATCGTGACGGCCACGGTAGTAGCGCCCAGCGCCATCGTACGGGGGATCGACGAACCATGTAGCCTGTAGGTCCTCGATGTCCCGATAGTCGCCGTGGCGGACCTCCCAGTGCCTGATGCGGTGCACCTGCGAGGCGATGCGCTCCCGCATCGGCTGAGACCAATGCTTCTCTGGGTAGTTCGCCATCCAGGTCGACGGCCGTCGCGCTGGTGTGGACTGAGCCCGGTTGCACCACCACCGGACCAACAGCCGGGCTTCCTCGCAGATGGGCAGGTCCTCGGCGGTCTGCCCGGGTTCGAGATCAGGTAGCGCCAGGATCTCGGCTTCGCTCGCCCTGATGAGGTACTGCCACGTCTGCACGATGGGCTCAAAGCAATCCACCAACAGGACCTGCAGATCGCAGTGAAGCAGCGAGTAGCACGCGGACCCAGCGAACGGCTCGACGATGAGACCGTGTGCCGGCGCCGGATATTTGGGCGCGAGCTTCCACTTCGATCCGTAGTAGGACCAGAAGGGACGCAGCCGTTTTGTGGGTCCGCTCATAATTTTACGCTTTCATTCCTGGTCGCCCGGAAACACCACGCCCTCGGCGCCGTTCTCGAATGCCTTGACCGCGGCGTTGTCGAGCAGCCGGTGGACATCGGTGGTGCCGTCCTCCTGCTCGTGGTTCAACTCGCGCAGGAAGTCGGCAGCGAACAGGTCGGGCTCCACAATCTTCGGGCTCTCGAACTCGCCAGTCTCGTCGTTGTAAGTGCAGATCCGATCGTCAGGCGATGCCTCGATAGCGCGCGCCAGCTCGTCCACGCCAATGCTGATAACCAGGCGCCGGTCGGCAATCTCCACCTTCAGCCAGTTGTCTCTGTCGCTCATCGGGAATCCTTGTTTGCTTTTGTTCTCAGGTCACGAAGCGCCGTCTCCACCGCCTCATTCCACCCGGCATGGTGGTCGTCGTCGCACGCCGAGTAGGCCATGTCTTCGAGGCCATCGACCCACCGTGCATGCTCTGCCTCGACGGCCTCGGCGGCGTGGCCCTCCATGGCCTCGGCGATCTCCGTGGCGAGCCGCTCGCACTTCTGGCTCTGCCGTCCGCTCATGCTGACGGACTCGCCGAGGAACTTCCGGGCCACACCCTGGGCGCGGCAGATAGCTGGGTATAGGTCACGTTCCATGGTCTCTATTCCTCGGCTTCGTAGCAGGGCATCTCGCCTGGGCTGTAGCAGGCGAAGATCTCATTGATTCGGCCACGCCCGAGACCACAGAACTGAACCTTTGCGGCCGGACGAGGGGGCCAAGCGCATCGAGCACAGCGTCCGGTCGGCGCCAGTACCTCACATCCGGGAAGTGGGGCGCACACGTCTCCACGACGCAGCCTGACTCCAGGTACTTGTCGCTGTAGTCCAGGTGCTTGCATGCTTTCATCTCGTTCCTCCAGATTTCACTGTTTCGTGTCCGTGTCCCAAGGAACCAAACGGCCCCCGGCATACACAGGTTCGGCCTTCTTAGCCCAACGTCTCATGGCCGTCGGGGTTGCTCGAGGAGGGACGTCGGGCGTCCACTTGGCCATGGCTTCGATCATGACCTCGGCCAACTCGGCCCCGGCCTCGTGACACTCCCCCTCGGGTCCTTCTAGAACGATCTCGTCGTGGATGAAGATCACGGGACGCCAGCCGTACAGGGCCGAGTTCGGCTCCGTGTAGCAGCGTCGGCATACCTCCCACAGCGCGGCTTTTGATGCGTCCGAGGCCGGGCCCTGAAACGTCGTGTTGGCCCCGTCGCAGTAGCCACAGCTTCCCCTGATCCGCCCCGACCTCGGCAGCACAATCCGACCCGTCGTAGAAACGACCGTGTCCACCCACTGGAAAAACGGCCCCTGTTCCGTCCACCTGGCCCGCCAAGCGTCCCGGACCTGTTCGGCGAAGGCGTAGGACCAGTCCACGCCATAGCCCTTGGCGAAACCCTGGAGGCCTTCGACACCCATTCCCCCGGGCAGTCCGAAATTCCCGATTTTCGCGGCCTGCCTTGCGTCCTTGTCGTTGCCCAACCCGGCCGCCACAGCCATGTCCATATGAGGATCAAAATCGGGGTTTTGCTGGTACGCCTGGGCCAGGCTCGAGTAGCCCACGAGGTCCACACAGGACTGCGCCCACGTCCGCATCTCCTGGGAATCGTAGTCGCACGCCACGAACACGTTACCAGGCCGCGGCACAAAGCATTCCCGGACGCCCGGGGCCCTGGGCGGATTCTGCATGTTCGGCCGGGAACAGGACGTCCGGCCCGTGGCTACCAGGACGTTGTAGTAGGCATGGATCGGGAGATCGGTCCCGGCCCACAGCCCAGACACGTACGTCCCCAGGAGCTTCCCAAGGCCATCGTAGTCCGCCAGGGAGGACAGGAGGGGATCCCCCGAAGCCTCCAGGACCTCCCGGGACGTGGAGATCGCGCCCTTGGGCGTCGTGGGGGCCGGCGTGTGTTTGTTCCCGTAGCCCCGAACCACGGCCTCCCGGATCGCGGCCATGTCTTTGGATCCGTCTAATCGTAGCAGGCCCACCGCGTGGAGATCTGTCGCTACGTCCTGGCGTTTCTTGCGTAGCGTCCAGTCCAACGACGTGATCGTCCGTCCGTCCGTCCGGATCCCCCACGCCGACATGAGCTTGAGCCCCAGGGCCGCCCTGGCTTGTCGTCCCTGTTCCGCGGCCCAGACGTCGTCCGTGTAGCCCACGGTTTGACGTCGGGACTCTTGGTCTTGGTAAAGCCTCCACGTCCACTCCGCGTCGTCCAAGGCATACCGTCGGGCCTCCTCGGGCCAGTCGGTCACAGGGACGCCCCGGAGCTCGTTGTAACGCAATCGCCAAGAATCCGAGCCTTTGTCCATCTCGTGGCCGAAACGACGCTTGATGATATCCCCCAGGTTGTAGCGGACCTTTGGCAGGTTCCCTGTTTTGGGGTTGGGCCTGGTCCCATAGCCTAAGTGTCCCTCGGCGTTGTCAATCAGCTTCTCGCGGATCTCCGTGCACAGGATCCGACCCTCGCCGTACGCCTTCCACACGAGCGGGACGAGGTCGGGATACCACTGGAGGAGACACAGGGCGTCAAAGGCGACGTTGTGACCGACGAACGTGTAGCCCTCGTCCATGGCTCGGGAGACGACGACAGGGATCCCGGCCTCGTCCTCAAGTTGTGGGCCGTGGCCTCTAGACCACGACATACACACAGGCCGCGGGGCCTGGACGCCCGGCCGGATCGGGTCGGTCTCCAGGTCGAAGATCAGGACTGGCCGTGTCAAAAGTCAATCTCCACACGATGGGCTTCGTGGCCTCGTTCGTGGAGCCAGTCTTTGAGACTTTCCCAACACGAAGGACACAGATCGTAGATCCACCGATCGCCGAAACTTGCCTCTGGGTATGATTTGGAGTCTTCGTGTTCGATCGTAGTGGAGTGTTTGGTGTAGGGATCGTCCGCCCATGTAGCCCCATCGTATTCCGGACGATCACAAACAGCCCCACAACCACAAACAATTTTGACAAGCCTGTTTGTCGCTGTGGTGCTTTTCTCTTGTTGGTGTTTTCGCATGTGTCCCTTCCCCAAGGAGGACCCGCCCCGCGTCGCCTACGGGGCGTTCCCGGTGATCCTCCCCGGCTGTCCCCTAGGGCGACGGGACAACCAGAGGTCAGGCCGGCGCCTGGACTAGGGCGTGAACGTCGTGTTCAGGCCGACGGCCGCGGCGAGGTCCGCAGCGTTCTTGCCCTCGATCTCCTGGGGCATGGAAAGCCAGTTTTTGTTGGTGACGGGCGTTCCCTTCTTGCTCGTCCCGTCCACGGCCTCGAGACGGAGGAGACGGCCGGCCAGGGGGTTCCCGGCGCCGATGCAGGCCTCCGCGATCTCCTGGGTGACCTCCTCGGGCGTGCATCCGAGGGACGCGGCCAGGAACGACTTGACGCGACCCAGGGCACCCAGGGCGGACATGGTCTCGATATAGGCCATCTTGGTTCCGGCGGGCCGTGCCTCCACCGTGGAATCCAGGATCCCCAATTCCGCGATGAACATTTGCCCCTTGCCCGAACGGCTCATGTGCGACTTGCACCCGTTGACGTGGATCACGTAGTTCCCCGCGATCGGGAACACAGACGAGGCGAACGACTCCGCGTGTTCGATCCCCGCGAACAGGCCACCCACGGTCATGGGGGCTTGGGTCTGGGGGGCGGGGGTTGCGGCTTGGTCGGTTTTCAACTTGTTCAGAAGGTCCACTTTGTAGTCTCCGTTTTCGTTCTTCGTTCCGTTGTCGTTTCACACGTCCCCGACCACCGGGAACGCGATATCACAATACGTCAGTTTTTGACGGTTGCCAACAGTTTCTTGAATGTACCGGGCGTCCCTGCACGCCGTCCCAAATGCTTCTCTGAAAACGTCCGTGTGCTGGGCCACGTGGAACACGACCTCGTCAGCCTCCTGGCCCGGCCTGTGGTGCCTACCCAGGAGCTGTTCCCACGTCCGCCCAGCTCCCGGAGGCGTGACGACGATCGCTCGTGAGAACTGTTGCAGGTTCCGTCCTTCGCCGTGGGCATTGATCGAGGCGACGCACGGGCCTTTGTGATCCTCGAGCCCTTCGGCCCCTCCGCCGAACCAGGGGACCTCCTCGGAACCCAGAGCCTCCCCAAAGGCCTTGAGGTCTGTCCAGACAATAGCCCCAAACTCCACGGCTTTTTCCCACACGGCCCACGGGATCGTATTGTCGTGCCACACGGGGACCACGTCGTAGGTGTAGCCCGTGTGTTCCTGGACGAGTTTCCAGTTCTCCCATGCTCCCCAGCCCGCGGGGTCCGGGCCTTCCGTACCAGAGGCCTCCTCGGCCACCTGGCCAGCCGTGTCCAGACCAAATCTGTTCGTCGCGAGCCTGTGGCGGACCCACGCCCCCCACACCCGTCTGGCCTCCAGCCATTCCCTGGGAGGCTCCGGCTCCCACCGGTAATGGAAGCCCAGGGACAGACACCGGGCAACCTGCCACACGTCGGAAGGCGAGTCCAAGGGGATCCCGTCGGGCGTCTCCCACGAGTCCCTGAGTCGATCCAGGTAGCCCTTGCATACGGCGGGGAGCTGGAGGCCCAGGTCCTCGAGTCGGAGGGACGCACGGACGAGGGACGGCCCCGAGGACGCCACGACGCCGGGCGTCTCGGTCAGGCGACGGCGGAAGGCGGATCGGACAGTTTTCTCCGTGGTCTCTTGCAGTGGTAAAGTCTTGTAGTTTTCGGGCCTGTCCTTCTCCGTTGCCACGAGGTCCACGAGCGGGCCAGGGTCCAGCCTGGCGAAGCTGTCCACGTCCGGGTCCAGGGCGTCCGCCCACTCCTGAGCCTCCCGCCACGAATACGGAACCGGAGCCCCGAACCGGAGGGCCCAGATCAACAGGTGCCAGTAGTCCCGCATGGACCTCTTGAGGACCGAGGCCGAGAGACCCACGAACGCCGGTTCGTGTTCTTGCATGTACCGCTTGACCCGGCGTGTCCGGCCGGACTTCAGGTTCCCCAGGGCGTGGACCTCGTCGGCCACGATCAGGTCCGGGGCCATGTCCTCCAGGAAACCGGGTTGAGTGGAGATCTTGTTGTAGGACGCCACCCGGATATCCGAACGGATCTTCCAGTGTCGCTTTAGTTCCTCCCCCTCCTTCAGCGTCTTTTGGACAAGGGCGGCCTTGGTCAGGAGCAACGGCCGTTCACACGGGATCAGGGACGGGGCCAGGAGGGACACGAGGGTCTTGCCTTCGCCCACTTCGATCGGCCCGAACAAGCCCCGGTGATCGTGACAGTCTCGGAGGGCCGCGGCCTGGATCGGGCGCAGGGTCTGGGTTCCCTCGGGCGTTCGTAGGTAGTCCGTGAGAAGGGGGACGAGCTCGTCCACGCCGTCCATGGGATCCCGCCGTGGCAAATCCCGGATCCGTTGGAGGTCCGGGGTTGCGGCGACGGCCCGACGTTTGCCGAAGGGGTTCATTCGTCCTCCGTATAGCAGAAGGGAGACGATCCACGCATGTATTCCAGGAACGCCAGATCTTGAGCCTCCCGGATCCGGCCCATGATCTGTTCCTCTTTGCGTCGGAGGACGGACACGAGCCGGAGGCCACGGAGACGGCGGAACAACGACAGTTGCCGGTAGCCTTCCCAGACAGGGATCCCCCAACGGGCCCGACGTCGAAGGGCTGTCTGGGCCGTCCGTTCTTCGAAGTGATCGATCGGAGGCTCGGGGCCCAGCTTGAGTAGTTCGCCCGAGGAGATCGAGTAGGTCGACACGCCGTAGCGGACAGGTTTCACTATTCCCCCTTGAACAGACGGGCCGCGGCCACGACTTGGTCCAGACACTCGGCCAAGCCTTGGGGATCCATCGGGACGTCACAATGGTAGAACGCGTCCTTGGCCCAGGCCTCCCAAGCCTCGGACCACGCCGCGTCCCGCGCGTCTTGGGCTCGTTCCAGATCGAAACAGACAGAGCCCTCCGGGTACACGGCGCCCTCCTCCATGTCCTCGAGCAAGGAGAACGCGGCCCGGCGGGACACAGGGCCATGGATCGTGCCCGAGGGGAAATCCTTGATCGAACCTTTGGCCTGGGCAATGGTGTGGAACGGCCCGCGAACCGAATAACCGCCGATCATTCGACCCACGGCGACGTAAATAGGATCGTCGTCGTCCCATTCCGTACCGGGTTTCAACGCCTTGTGAAGAGCCTTCTCCACATCTTCGGACTCGCGTTGGAGGGCATCTCGAACGATCTTCTCCATGATCTTGGTGGCCTTGTTCACGACACACCCCGAATCACGAGGGAGGCGCGGGACTCGAGCGTCGACAGGCACGCCCGACCCTCGGCCGAACGGGCGTCCACGCAGATCGTCCGCTCGCCCGGGTTGTCGTCCAGCCACAGGCCCAGGGCCTGGGCGAGGACGTGGGGCCCCTTGCCGTACTCCATGAGGCTCCAGGCCACGCCGGCCGCCTTGTAGATCTCGTCCAGGATCCCCGACTCCACGAGGAGGGACGGGAGGTCCTGGAGTTTGGGCAGGCCCGAGGCCTTGGCCGTGGGCAGGCACCCGACGAGGACCACGAGCGTCCCCACGTAGGGCGTGATCGTCACGGTCTCGCCCTCCTCGGCCGCGGCGTCCGCCGTCCCGATCGGCATGGGGTCCGGGACGCTGGCGATCTGGGTCGGCTCCACGGCCTGGATTTCCTCAGCCGTCGGGGCCTCCGTCACGCCGGACTTGTGGAGCTCCGCGAGCTGGGCCGCGAGCCAGCCGTTGATCCGCTTGCGCTTGTCCTTGTCTGCCCAGGTGCGGAGGTAGCGGGGATCATCGATCCCTGCGATCAGGGCCTTGGTCTCCTTGTTGCTGCCCAACTTCCACGGGTCGGGCGGAAGCGGATTTCCCGCTGGTGGAGTAGCGCCTTCGGGCGGGTTGATTGGGGCCTGAACATAGGCCCCGACTCCCTCCACGGCCCCCCGTGCGGCGTTGGCCGCGGCCTCGGCAACCAATGGCGCCGCCCCGCCCTGCTGCGACGGGCAGTCTTTGTGCATGGCCGACAGGGCCAACGGGATTTTGCAGTCCGGACACATGCCCGGGGTCATGGCCAGGAGGGTCGTCGTCGTCGTCGTGCCGTTCGCCTTCGCTTTGAGTTCTTCCAAGAGTCCCACGCCTTGCTCCTTTTTCTCCTGGGCGAACGCGGACGCAAACGCCGACATTTCACCCAGATCCGTACACAGGTCCTTGTAGGGACACCCGCCGTATGCGGAGCACCCCAAAACATCCGGCTCCACGTCCAGGACGTGATCGCCGTCGATCTTGTTGTAGTGGCCGGCCATGGTCTGGAGGTCAGCGACGAGCCGATCCCACTCGGGATCGCCCACCGAGACGTCCCGAACGTCCAGGTTCACCTCCACCCGTTTGGCGTGGTCGAAGCGGCGGCCGGTTTTGTGCTCCGGGCACACGGCCCACAGGTAACGCACGTTGCACACGGCGCCCAACGCCCTGTCTATGGCCCACCGTCCGTAAATCAACGTCTGGACGTGTGACGCAGCGGCCTTCTCGCCTTTGACGTACCTGGACGATTTGGTGAACTTGTAGTCTGTCACGACCGGGAGCGTCCGGTCTCGCATGTCTAAGAGATCGATGTAGCCCAACAACGAGATCCCCTCCAGCTCGGGGACGACGACGTCCACGCCGTTCATGGGGGCCTGGGCGTTGATCGTGATCATCTGTTCCACGGTCACGTTCGGCGACCTCGGAGGGGGGATCCAGCCCGGACGGATCAGGCCCGACGCACAAACCCCTACGTCCGTCTGAGGTGGCGGGGTTCCGTTCCGCTCCCAATCCTCGAGGACCTTGTGGCCCGCCTTCCCAAACGCGGCCGCGGGGCTCCCTGGGTCGGGCCTCTTGCCGATGGACTTCCACGCCCACTTGCGCGGACAGTCTCGGAACGTGGTCACCTGGGACGCGGAAGCACGGAAGCTAGTCATTGGACAGGGCCTTCCCTTTGTATGTCGCCTCGACCCGTCGCCGCGTCGGGATCCCCTGATTGGAGAACCAGGCCCGGACGGCCTCGGCGGCCGAATAGCCCAACCGAAGGGCTTGTTTCTTGTCGGAGGCGTCCCGGACGTGGAGGTCCAGGCGGGCCTTGGACTGGCCTGTGTGTGGGTAGACGTCCACACGAACGTGGTAGTCGCCGATCATAACGGGTTCTTGAGCAGGGCCCAAGCCTCCCGCCAAGCCGTCTTGGTGGCCTCGGCGTCGCCCTTGGCTGCATACTCGCCGGCCATATCGATCTGCTCACGGACGCTCGCGATCACGTCGTTGAACGCCTGACAAGCCTCGTCCAGCTTGGTCTCGCCCTCGGCGACGTCCGCTTTTAGATCGTCGATCTCGGCCTCGGCGTCCTTGACTCTCTCTTCGACCTCGTCCTTTTCGGCATCCAACGCCTCGACGTCTTCGACGTTGGTGAACGGCCCGAAGCGGATCGATCCGTCCGCGTACGGGTCTCGGTTGACATGAACGTCCCGGCCGGCCGAGTCGTGGATCTCGACGTCCACGCCGTCCGGGCCTAGCTTCGCTGTGAAGTAGATTTGTTCCATGGGTTCCCTTCCCCTTTGACAACAGATACGCGCTACGTTACGACACTCTTCGACGCTTCGTCAATCCTTTTTCTGGCGATCTCGACGTACTCCGGATCCCGTTCGATCCCCACGAACGAAAGGCCTTGCTTGACGGCCGCGATCCCCGTCGTCCCCGAGCCTACGAACGGATCCAAGACGATCCCGCCGGGCGGGGATATGTAGGACGTCCACCATTCACACAGCCGGAGGGGCGTCCCGGCCCCGTGTCCCGCGGCCCCGGCCGATTTGGAGCTATCGGCGTTCGAAAGGGGGATCAGGTTGAACGGCGTTACTCCTCCTCGTTCGTCTGCTACTGCGGCCATGCGGCCAGGGCGTTGGTGTTGTCCGCTGGGTTGATACACCAACGCCCGATCGCTCCGATCTTGTGCCGCGTTTGCTTCCGACTGGGCCCACAGAACAGCGTCTTGGTTTCGGTAGCACGCCGGATCCCCTGCCCAGACACACGCCTTGACGCTCGGTCTTGTAAGTCCATAGCGGCGTTGGCAATGGACCGTCGGGCACGTCGTAAAATTCCACCACCAAACGTCCTGGACCATGTTCCAATCTCGAGCGATCCACGCCATGTATTCCCACAGCCAAGGACGGACCCGGCCCACCTTCTCCGAATTCGGAGCGAGAACGAACACGGCCGATCCCGTCGGTTTGAGGATCCGTCGGATCTCCCCGACCAAAGGACGCATGAGATCCCACCATTCGGTCTCGGTCCATCGGCCGTAGGGGCGATCGATCTCAGGGTACGGCGGATCCGTTACGACGGCGTCCACCCACCCGTCCGGCAAACCCCGCAAC